TAGCATTCTTAACTAATGTAGCACCAATAGCATTAGGTTTTGTAGCTAAGTTGTTTGCACTTAAGAGTCAAGCCGCAGCAGAGAATCAAAAGTTAATGATACAGAACTTGCAAGTACGCAATGATTCTATTAATCAAGCTAGGGATAGAGCAGACAAAGAGAGTCCAATGGCTGCCCTTAACAGACGAGTTATTATATTTGTCATACTAGCATTAATTATATTTACACAAGTAGCACCTGTGTTCTTTAATGTGCCAACAGTAATACCTAATACTATAGAAGGATTTAGTTTCTTTGGTATACAGTTTACACCAGACATAGTAGAGTACATAGAAATACAAGCAGGTTCAGTTTTAAAGATGGATGAAATCTTTGGATGGGCTACTATGATTATTGAGTTCTACTTTGGAGCACAACTAGCAAAAGGAAAGTAAATGACTTATAGAGAAATTATTAACAGCGTTTTAAGAAGACTAAGAGAGGATACTATAGACTCTGATTGGTCAGGTAACTTATATGATTCTGTAACTATCTCAGATTATCAGAAGTTAATTGGGGAGTTGGTTAATGATTCTAAAAAGAATGTAGAGTCTTATCACGATTGGAATGCCTTAAGAGAGACATTTAATGTTAAAACATCTTTAGGCAATATGCAATATACACTAGGTGACGCTACTAAAGGTGCAGGTGTGTCTTTTAAAGTATTAGACGTTATATGTCAAGATACTGGACAAGTGTTAGAACAAGTACCTAATGATTGGATTAATGAGCAAGTGTTCCCTCTGACTAGTGCGTCTACTGGTAAACCTACTTATTATGCCTTTAATGGTATCTCACAAGCAGGTACAAACAGAGAGCCAGACTTTAATATTGATTTTTATCCTGTTCCTGACTCTACTCAAACAATATCAGTTAATATTGTAGGTGCTCAAAAAGAATTAAAGACAGCATCACAAGTATTAAGAGTTCCTTCACAGCCTGTAATTCTTGGGGCTTGGGCTAGAGCTATAGCAGAAAGAGGTGAAGACGGAGGAAGTATATCTAGTGCTGTTGCGGCAGAAGCTAGAGACTCTTTAAACATTGCAGTTCAGTTAGATGCTGGCAATATGGAATATGAAAGGGATTGGGTAGTAGTATAATATGGCACTAGAATCTAAGCAAATTAATGCTGTACCTTTAGATACTATTGGTATTAATGGTATAGATACGCAGACAACACCAACTGCTCTAACACCTAACTGGTTTACTAAAGCAGACAATGTTGTTTATACAGAAGGCGGTAAAGTCACATTCCGTAAAGGATTAAAGCAAGGTACATTAACTGGCGGTGCTAAGATAGGTTCTATAACAGAACATTATAATGGCACAACAAATAAGATATTTGCTGGTGTTGGCACTAATATGTATATTGTTGATTTGTCTGATAAAGATAATGCTTGGACAGGGTCTTTTGCCACAGGTGCGGCTTCTTCTGATTGGCAGTTTACAAACTTTAATACTCATTTATATGCTGCTCAGTTCGATGAAGACCCGCTATATTATGATAACTCATCTTGGGCTAAATTAAAAGATGTTAGTGGTTATCAAGCACCTACAGGTGTAACTACGTTTGACCCTAGCTGTATGTTAGGTTTTTATGGTAGAGTATGGGCTGGTGGTATTACTGAAGAAGATGACGTCTTATATTATTCTAAATTATTAGATGGTCATAAGTGGGGTTCTGATGGCGGAATTATAGACTTAAAGTCTGTATGGGGTCAAGATACTATTGTAGCTATACACTCTTTTGCAGGTAAGTTAGTTATATTTGGTAAAGAGAATATTGCTATTTATAACAGTCCTGACATAATAGGAGACATAGCTTTAGACGAGGTTATTAGAGGAATAGGATGTGTATCTAGAGACTCTATACAATCTATTGGAGATGATTTATATTTCTTGTCTGATACTGGTGTTAGGTCTTTATTTAGAACTACACAGTTAGACAAACTACCTCTAACAGAAAAGTCTATAACAATTAAGGACGAACTAATATCTAATATTAATAGCAGTACAAATGTTAAGTCAACGTTTATGCTAAATGAAGGTCTTTATATTTTATCTTTTGTAGATAAGAATGTTACCTATGTTTTTGACACTACATATAAGACTGAGAAAGAGACGCCAAGAATAACTAAGTGGGACTTTGCAGACAGTAGAGAACCTGCTAGTATGGCGTATACAGAAACATACGGGCTTTTAGTAGGACAACAGGCAGGAAGAGTTGCTACTTATGAAGGTTATTATGATGTAGATTATAGTGGTTCTAGCACTTATACTTATAATAGCTATACAGTTTCTTTTTCTACGGTTTGGATTGATTTAGGAGAAGGCGTACAATCATCTATTCTTAAAAGATTAGTTATGCTTGTATCAGGAGGTCAAGGAACAGATGTAGGTATTAGGTTGTATAAAGACTTTGAAATGACACCTAAAATATCACCGACATTTAAACTTAATCCTACACTAAGCGGTGAGCCATCATACTGGGGAGCTACATTTTCTAAGTATGGACCACTTACTGGACATACACATAATTCAGCGACACATCCAGCAGCTTCTAAGTATGCTCCAATCCACGGATTTAAAGAGCGTTCTATACCATTAGCAGGTAGTGCTAAATACATAAGATTAGAGTGGGACGGAGTAACTAAAGGTTACAAAGCATCATTACAATCATTATCATTATTATTTAAACAAGGTAAAATATTATGAGTAATTATACAATAGCGGTAGGTTGGTCTGGAAAAGATGCCTTAGCAGACACAGACCCCGGAAAAGTTATCTCAGGTGCTGACTTTAATACTGAATTTACAGCAGTAAGAACAGCACTTAACTCTAAGGCAGATGCAAACGGTAGTTCTTCAGAGAACTTTACTGTTAATGGCTTAACGGCTACTACAGGCACGATTGGTGGTGAGGAGATAGTTACCCTAGCTACACCACAAACGTTCACTAAAGCTCATCCTACGGCTTCTGAGACTATAACACTAGCATCAGCACAGACAGCTAACTTACTTAACTCTAATGTGTTTATAGTTAGTGTACAAGGCAATCACGCACTAAATGTCTCTAATATGACATCAGGTGTAGAGGCTTCTTTCTTAATTAAAAATACTGGTGCTTATGATATTGCATTTAGTAGTGACTTTTCATTTGTAGGTGGTAATAATCCTACAATAACATCAGGTAATGGTAAAGTAGATTTAGTTAGATGTGTCTCAGATGGCACTAAAATGTATTGTAATATAGCACAAAACTTAACATAAGGAAAAAATATGGCTGGTTTCTTTAACACAAGTTGGGATTTAAGTAATAGTTTTAATTCTCCATTTACAAATAACCAAATGGTGGGCGGTAATTTACCTACAGAAATAACGCCAAGACCGGGAAGCGAAGGACCTACTGATACAGCGTCTTTTATAAATACTTGGGGAGCTCCTACTGGTTATATGGGACAAACACAACAGCAGGGCGGTATGTTTAATCCTTATCAGGCTACTGGTGGTGGTTTTTATAATCCTTATCAGTTTGGTCAAGTGCAATATGGAACTCAGTATGGCGGTGGTCAAGAGATGCCTTGGTGGATGAATTATAATGTTAATAACCCTTTTACTCCTACACAGCCAACACCTAGCGTACAACCACCAGCTCAAACACAGACACCTAGAAGACCACAAGGTACTGGACCTAACGGTAAAGACTTAACTTATGATGAGACTATAAAGTATTTTGGTCTGTATGATGACGCTGAGTCAGCTTTAGCTGCAGGAGATTCACAAGCAGCATATAGAAAAGACCATATGCAATGGAGAAGCGGTACAGGGCATTATGCAGGAATGGGTGAAGGTCAAGGGCAATACCCCGGACGACCAGAGTTAGGAATTGCTGGAGATGCACAAAGAATGACTGACCTTATGGGATTTCCTAGTGCAATGATAGATAAGTTTAAAGGTTTATTTTCAGGCTCTCAAGATAATGAAATATTAAATGCTACTCCGGCTATTGGCGGTGGTAGCGGCACTACACAAATTCCTGATATGTTTAGAACAGGAAATACAAATCCTTTTAATGTACCTTATGGTCCTCAGCCTATGTCTATGCAAAATTATTTAGATGATAGTCAAATATTTAATAGATATACTGTTTCAGATTTAGAGCAGGCACAAGCTGCAGGACTAACAGATACTAGCAAAGCTGAGGTAGTGTCTCCTCGTGATTATTATTTAAGATTTCCTCAAACATCTAGTAATTTTAATTACGGTTTTAACAGAGCAGAAAACTTATTTAATGTTCCTGCTTATTCTAGTGGAATGACTATGCCTATAGGAGATAATTTAATAGGTAATGAAATACCGGGTAGACCGGGAGAATTGTCTGCTTTCTCAGAAAACGATGAAGGGATGGTAGATGCTAGAAGAAACTTTTTATTTAATAATAATTTAGATTTAGGAAGACCGGGAGATGCTAGTTATGTTCCGTTTAAACCTACTTTTACTCCTGACCCAGTTTACGGTGTAAACAATGCTAGAGAATTGATAGAATCTAATTTAGTCGGAGTTCCTACGCCAACACCAACAGAAGATTTTTATGCTCAAAGAAGATTTCGATTGATGGAACAAGAAAGAGAAAAACAAGCTGCTATGGCTGAAAGTAAAAGAGCAGCTGAACAGTATGAGGCACAGCAAGCTGCTGAAAGAGTAAGAATAGAAGCAGAGAAAAAATCTGCGGCTGAAGCTAAAGCTAAAGCAGATGCAGCTGCAGCAGAAAAAGCAAGGCAAGCGGCAGCGGCTCAGAGACGTATGAATGATAACTATGAAACTGGATATGTAGCACCAAACAGATATACTACAAAAGATGTAAACAACAGTTTTGCAGCACGTAGAGACATTAGGAATATTTTTGCATAATGGATACAATTAAGGAGATAAGATAATGGCAGGTTTTTTTGATTTTTTAGGAGGGGCTAACCCTTGGACAGCGGTAATAGGTGCTGGTTTACAGCTCTATGGTGCTAACAAAGCAACTGAAGCTGCAACAAGTTCTGCTGAAAATTTTAACACAGCAATAACAGAGGCTTCTAAACCTAAAACAGTAATTGACCCTACAGGTTCGGCAGTATGGAATGAACAAGAACAACGATATGAATTAGCACCGTCTGCTCCTATAATGGGTTTATTTGGAGCTAATCTTCAAGATGTTTATAGACAAAGAAGTTTTGCTGAACCTTATATGTTAGACCCCGAGGCTGCGGCTATGCTTAGAATGAGAGAAACTCAAGCGGCTTTAGAGCCTACTAGGTCTAGTGTTACTGAAGATTTATTAAGTAGATTAAACAAAGGTGGTTTATTAGGTTCTAGCGTTGGTGCTACGGCTACGGCTGAGTTAGACAGACAGAGAGCTATTGAAGATGCTGCTTTATTAAAACAGTCTAGAGGAGAAGTACAAGCAGACATTACTAATTATATAAATAGAGCTAATGCGGCTCAAACTTCTGCTTTAGGTTTAGGTTCTATAGGTCAAAACTTAGCAAATTTAGGAATTAATGTTGGAAGTAATGCAGGAAATGCAGCAAACATAGGCGGTACAGGTTTAATGAATGCCTATACACAGGCAGGTTTAGATAGAGCACAATTTCCATATCAATTAGGAACTAGAATGTTAGGTTACAGACCTGATACTACACAACAAAATTTAGAAGCACAAGCAAATTATAGCTACGCTCCTAGGTTTAATAATCCGTATTTATAGGAGATAATACAATGGCACTATTTTCAGGGACAGGTTTAGGACAAAAAACACCAGCACCCCTTACTGCTGGACAGATGTTTGCAGGAGCGGCGCAAGGTATTGGAAAATCAGTTATAGACCCTTATATGGAAAGTAAAGGATATGTTTCCCAAGAGAATCAAATATTAGAAATAATGCAAGGTGCTGATTTAACAGACGCTAATTCTGTATCTGATACTTTTAATAAAATTATGATGATTAGCCCTGAAGCTGCGGCAGAGTTTCAAAAACAAGTTATGCCTATGTTAGAAGCTAATCAAACGCAAAATAAGAATTTATCAGCATCAAAAAAAGAACCTGAATTAAGTAATTTAGGAAAATATTATAAAGACGGAGCTGAATTACATCAATGTGATTTAAAAGACCCTGAATGTCTTGCTAAAGTTACTGAGTTTGTTAATGACTTTAAAAAACCTGAGACTGCAATAAGCAAAGGATTAGGAGAAGGAGCTGCAAATGCTTTATGGGAAGGAAAAGATAAAGCAACTAAATCTCGTGGCTCTATAATAGCTATTGATAATGCTATTGCACAAATAGAAAAAGGCATTATTTCAGGGTCTTTCTCAGGAACAAGACAAGATATTTCTAATTTACTTTACTCAGCAGGTTTAATTCAAGATAAAAGCATTATCAATACTCAAAAGTTTATAGCTGACACCGGAAATTTAGTTTTAAACATTCTAGGAAGTGGAGATTTAGGTGCTGGTACTGGATTATCTGATAACGACGTAAAATTTGCTCTTACTGTTGCTGGTTCTAATACGGATATTCAAGCTGAAGCATTACTTCAAATTTTAAAAACAAATAGAATAGCAAGTCAAGAAGTTATTAAAAGACATAATAAACTTGTTTCTGGTTTTGAAACAAAAGATTTACAGTCTTCTGGTGTTGGAGGTATTGACTTTACTGTAAATGCACCTGATTTGCCAATTCCAGTACAGACTAGAGATGCTAGTATATATAAAAATAGTATAAATGGTGGTCAGTTTTTTTCAGATGATGAAGGAAATATAGTATATCCTGATGGAACACCGTATACAAAATAATATAGGAAAATAATAATGGCTAGAGCAAAATTACCAGAAGGACTTACTTATGATAATCCAGAATCAGAGGTTTCTTTAGGCGTTAAAGATTTGTCTTATAATTCTTTAGAGCCTTTAATGAGACCTTTAGTGTCTTCATCACCTCCTGCAAAGTTACCTGAAGGTATGTCTTATGATGAAAAACCAATAGAGCTAGAATTTAATGTAGCAGGTGTAAATTTAATACCTGATTGGGTAGAACAAGTTGCTAGAGATTGGGATGGCAGGGATAAAGAAGTTTCTCAAACATTAAAAGATTATAAAGATGGTGAAATAGGTGAAATACAAAAAAATACTCAGTTGCTTGGTAAAGGAGTTGCAGGTAAAGGTGTAGATTTAATTGGTGGTGCAATATGGGCTGGAATAGAGACTATTGGTAGTGGTATTAGTTTAATAGTTCCTGATGAAATAGAAGAAGATGTTATTAATTCTATGAAAGGCGGTCTAGATTTTCTTTTAAATACAAATCAAGGCAAAGAGGCGTCAGAAGCAATAGAACAAGGAGTTGAGGCTTACGAAAGCTGGAAAGAAAAAAATCCACAATATGCTAAAACTTTAGAATCGGTAATAAACATTGCAAGTATTTTTGCACCTGCAAAAGTAAAAGTTAAATCTAAACCAGTTCCTACATATAAACAAAAAGTTTTAGGTAAAAAAAGATATGATACTTTTAAAAGAGCAGGAACGGGTATAGAAAGAAGAAATATAATAAGGCAAAGAAATAAAGAAATGGAGAACTTATCAGAATTAGTTCTTCCTCAAGTAAGTTCTGAAGACGTAGCAAAAGGTTTTAATATAAGTTCTATAGGAAATGTAACTTTAAATCGTTCAGATTACGATAAAGGTATATTAGACGAAGTAAGAAAAGCTGGAGTAAAGACATCTAAAAATGAATGGGAAAATGCAGACATATTAATAAAAACAGGAGATGACTTAGGAAACAAGTTACAGGCTGTGTTAGCAAAAAATAAAGATGTGATTACTCCTAAAACACTTAACGAAGCACTAGATAATGCTTCTGCTTCAGTTGCAAGTAATGTTTTTAATGCTACGGACGAAGCAGTTCAAAAACAAATAACACTTTTAACTACAAAAGCTAAAGAAATATTTAATGACCGTTCAAAATATGACAGTACGGCTTTAGGTGTATTGGGAGCAAGAAAAGAATTTGATAACTTCGTTAGAGAACAATTAGGCAGTAAAGGTTTTAATGCTTCAGATGTAAGCGTAGCAAATGAAACTATGAAAGCTATTAGAAATGCAGGTAATGATTTAATTAATAACGCAGTTCCTAATGATTTTGTAAAAAGAAGTCTTCTTAAACAAAGTAGATTATATTCTGCAAGAGATGTTTTATTTCCTAAGGCTGCTAATAGAGCTAGAACAGTTGTTGGAAGACAGCTTCAAAATGTAGGTAAAATTTTAAACTTAAATATGGAGGCTCGAAGAGTTATGGCTCTTGGAGCGGGTGTTGCGATTTATAACATAGCACCTCAATTAATGATGTATGCGGCAGGAGGACTAGCACTTGGAGGAGCGTCTTTTTATACAATTAAAGGAGCTTTATCTCCTCAAGCAAGAATAGCCTTGGGTAAACTATTAAAACTTTCAGATAAGGCACTTAAAGAAGCTACTAGAGGCGATATGAAGAGAGACTTAAAACTAGGAATTATAGCAATAAATGATATGCTAGAATTACCTTCAGAAAAAAAACTAGAACAATAATATGGCTATGATGACTGACGGAATATTAAATCCGTTTTCACAAAAAAGCCTTGGCGGTGAATCTATGTTTAATATGGTTATGCCGGGAAGAAAAATTGAAAAGTATGAAGAGGTTCTTACTATACTGAAAAAGTATTTTCCTGAGCGTGCTATACCCGGAATCTTAGCAAACATTGATGTTGAAACAGACGGAACTTTTGATTTCACTAAACAACAAAATAAAGGTGGACCGGGATATGGCTTGTTTCAATTTGATGACCAAAAGGAAGCGTACTTTGAGTGGCTAGAAGCGTCTGCTAGAAGAGATACTCCTGAGTCACAAATAAAATTTGTTGCTGACGCTATTTACAATGATGAATATAATGCTGAAGGTTTACTAACAACTGCTCTAGATATTGGAGGAGACAGTAGAAGAGCTATACGCAAGGCTTTTAAAGAAGGTACTGACGCTAATATTGCTAAGGTTTTTTCTGATGAATATGAAAAGCCTAGTGTCCCTCACAACGATAGACGCACGGAAAGAGCTACAACACTAGCGAAAGAACTTAAAAAGTTTAGTGACTAATCTTCTGTTGTAAGACAGCGAGTGCGTCTTCAACATTCAAATAACCAACTTCTTTATCTATCCACTCAGTTCTAGAGAACTCTGTCTGAGCGGGTAGCTTTCGTGTGTGCCATTTAA